AAGAGGAAAAGGATAGAAAAGAGAAGGGATTCAAGGTTGTTTCCATCATTACTTCTAGTTGCTCCTTGATAAATAAACGAAAGGAAATTAAATGTTGCTCCATTAAAAGTTATACCAGTAGAAGTAGGTTCACTATTTTGAAATCTATGTTGAATAGCTGCTGAAATATCCCCTGAAGCTGGAACCAAACTAGGGTCATAGATTTCTATAAACGTAACTAAAGCAATCGCACTCATTACATTCCTATCCTTGCTCTGGCAGAACGATTATTTTGCATTGATTTCATAGTACGAGTTTCACCCATTGAAGCACCTTGTTTTGCCGCACTTGCAATGATTTGTCCTACAGCAGACTTAGGAACAAATTCTTCAGAGTTGAAGTTCAATATAGGCCCAGAGTAATTAACAGTAGTAGATCCTCCTGCACCGCCTCCTGCATAAGACGAACCAGTACCAGGGATTACAGCTTCACCTCTAGCACCTGCTGAGTAGCGTTGCATACTTGCAGCCATCTTTGATGCAGGAATGATATATTCGTCTTCTCCAGCCTCTCCTATCAATCCTACGGTTGGTCTTGTAACCATTCCACCAGTAGAGAATGATCCTGCTGGGAAAGTATTTCCATATTTCAAATTATCTGCGGCAACCATCGCACCAGTTCCACCTGAAGCCACTCCTCCACTTCCAAAATTCAATCCTCCAATCCAGCTTGTTAAAGCCTTTTGCAACATTATCTGAGCTATCTGCTTTAGTATTCCAGCCAATGCTTCTTTTAAAGTTTTTGTTCCTTCTATTAATCCTGTGATTGCATTTGTCATACCGTCAGCTATAACATTCTTTATTTGTTTTGCTAATTCAAGCTGCGCCTTGTATGAGTCTATTAATTTGTCTTGATCACTTAAACCCTTTAATGCTGTATCTATACTCTTTTGATCTTCTTTATTAATATCTAAACCAAGAGCTTTTAATTTATTTTTTAGATCAACCCTCATTTTTTCTATACGACCAAGCTCTTTACCTCCCTCTAATGTTGCTTTTAATATATTTAGTTCATCCATACGTTTCTCCTTTTCATTGCCAAGAAACATATCTGCCCTACTACCGACAGTAGTAATTCCAATAGTCGGATCTTTATCTGATTTTGAACTACCTTGCATATTCCGTATTCCCTTAAACATCTGAACAGGGTCAATTCTTCCTGACATAGACATCATTATTTGCGTAAACCCCTTCAATTTTTGAACGTCTATACCATTGATAAATTTAAGTACTCCCTGAAGGAAATCTAGTATTCCCGTTTCTGTGACTAGATCAGCAAATACAGCCCCCAGTCGGGTCATTAACTGTGCAAATTCATTTGATACACCTTGCATTTTTTCACCAAATATTTTTAATGTTTGTGTTGCCGCAGCACCTAACTGCTGATTCATCAATCTTGTAGCTTCCGTTAATGCAGCTTGCTTACCAGATAAAGCCTCTATAGCTCGTAGTCTTGCTCCCTCTGCTGTTCCAGCAATACCTAAAGCTTGTGAAAGTTTTCCTATGTCAGCAGTAAATGGGTTTAATGCTCTCCAGTTTTATTCGCTTTTCCCCTTCAATTCTTCTATCTTGTGCTCTTTTAGCTGCTGAGGCAGCCTTATCCTGAAAAGTAACTAGCTGCTGAATACCTCTTTTAGAAGCATTTAAAGCTTTAGAATCTGGTAAAAGAAAAGAAGGCATAGCACCTCCTTTACGTTTACCTGTAACTCGATAGAACTTTTCTACTAAAGTATTTTGACTCTTAGCTAAAGCTCTTAAACGTAGACCTTGGGTCATTAACGCTTTATTGCCGTTTTTAACTGCCTCTGTTGTATCTTTTGCTCCCTTTGTTATTCCATTAACCGCATTATCAATTTTACTTAGATCTTTTAATCCTCTTACCTTTAAATTTATTAGAGCATCATACGAAGCCACTGTTATTCCACCTAATGATGCCTTAGTTTAATCCTAAACGCCTCGTTTAGCTTTTTTAAGCTCTCTTTCTTGGTCTTCGTTCAATATTTGAAAATATGCACTCCATCCAAGTATTTCTTCTAGCGTCATTTGTCTGACTTCTGCAAGAGACTTCCCTAACTCTTTAGCGATGCCAAATTGAAGCATCAACAAGTTATCTTTACGAAGCTCTGCACTTAGGATTTTGGGTCAATATCCCCTTCTTCATCCTCACTAATAACAGCAAGCATTAGTTTTTGTAAGTCTGCATCTCTAACTTCATTCTTTAATACATCTATTTCGCCTAAAGCAAATAAACGCTGCCCATTTTCATCTTGAGCCTTTGTCATTAATAAACGTAGTGCAAACTCGTTAGCATCATCTCCTCTTGCTCCTTTTTGTGCTCTTTCTCTTTCTGCCATTGTCAGGGGAGTTACCCACATTTCAAATAACGTTCCATCAGATAGTTCTACCTCTTTTCTTGTAGCCTCTAAATTTGCTGCCTTTTTTAAACGATCTATTGCTCTCATAAATGTTTTTTGTGATTTAGAACTAGATGCCATAACGGTATTTTATGTGCCACTACTATAGCTCAATAGTTAATAAAAAACCCTGCAAGGAGCAGGGTTAGTGGAACATTCCGATTCCGTTACTATTATGAACGGCTAAAGTCGAATGTTGGTACACCAGCAGGACGGAAGTTAACTGTTACTGCTTGTGCATCATCAGGAGTAACACCTAAAGAAGCAGAAGTTAATGTTGCATCAAAGCTGATAAAACGACTAAGAGTGTCACTTACAGTTCCACCGCTATATACACGGTCTGTATAAAGCTTGAATCCTGCACCGACTTGTTGACGCTGAAGAACATCTTCAATCATACGGTTAGAAAGAGAAGCATCTTCGTTTGTCATGTAAGCAGTTGCACTACCTGAACCATCACCAAATCCAGCAATGTACTTTCTAAATGGAACGTACTGACCAGGATCACCACCGATTGTAGTTACATCAATTTCAGCTCTTTCAATTTCAAAAGACCACTCGCTAACTTGACTGACATTCTCAAATGCAGCATAAGCAACTTGGAACTCATTAGGAGCTGCGGCTGTCCCAACGTCAGTTAGGTTTACAGCAGAACCACCAGCAGAAGCAGATACTTTTAATGCTCCTGTTGTTGCTGTGTAAAGAATAACGTAATAAGTCGTACCAGCACTTAATCCAGCAGGTAAGGTTCCTGTTCCTGATCCACCTGTAGAAGAATCAATCACACTAAACTTAACTGGATCTCCAACCTTAAGATTCAAGTAAGTTTCAACAACCATTGTTTCAGTACCAATGGTTACATCACCAGTTCCAAAAGTTCCTGTTGTTCCTGCTGGTGTGTAGTAGAGAGCACCTGATGTGCCAGATAAACATGTAACGGCCATGAGGCTGCTGTAGAAATTTACCTATAGATTAGCTCAAAACCGTGGCAACGTAAGAAGTCTCTATTCTTCCCATAAACATAGGGGGAGTTTCAGTTGTTGAAAAACTAGGACCATCAATAGATCCAACCTTTAAATACGTTCCAGTTGTTCCTTTTGTTCCGTTATTTAGTGTCTCTAAAACATCCACAGCAGTTGTTAGTAATGTTTGATTTCTTGCAGGACCATCCCCCTTTTCCGTAAAACAACGGATTACGATTGCTCCTCTAGCGTTATCAACACTTGAACCTAGTGTTGGATCGTTTGTTAAGCCAAATGTAACATTTACTCTTACATATTCGGTTGTGCTGTTTGCTGGTGCAGCAGTGATGTTGTCAAAGAAAACAGGAACCGCAGGACTTAACGCTCCATAGGCTGTTAGCAAAGGATTCTCTACTGCTGCCCTTATTTTTTGATAGTTCATAGCTTTACGGTTGGATTCTTACTTACTAGCTTAATTCCTGCTCTAAAACCTATTTTTGAGTCCTTTTGCATTTCAGAACTTGCATACGTTGTCCACCAATCAAGCGGAGCACTACTCGAATGGTCGCCTCCTGTACTCAATGGTCTTACTGCTCCTCTAGGACTCCCTTGATCTCTGTGTCCTACTCTAAAAAATCCTTCTCCGTAATCTGGACCTGGCTCAGGAAAAGGAGGGTTTTTTATATACGCTTGAAAATCTAGTGCTTGTGCTGCATAGTCTGACGTGTTTTTTATTGTGTATAAAGTCATTTCATTCAACATTTTATTTAACCTAACTGGAATAATAGTTCCTTTTACGTCTGTATCTTTATATAAGTACCTAGAACCTACTTGCTGTCTAGGTTTTCCTACCTTTTTCTTTTTAGGATCGTAAGAGTACCAAGAAGAAGAAAATGAACCTGTAAAATATGGTCCTTTTTGAGATAAAGACCTCATTATTTGCACAGAAGCTATTTTTCCTCCTTTAGATACGGCCTTCTTTATATCTTTTGTCAAAAATTTTACGTTTCTAGCCATTATTGTGGCCTCACTATGAGGGTGTGGAATATTGGTTTGTCCCCTCTTGCTGTGTTGATGTTTATTATTTTTCCTTCTCTAGTAGCTCCTGCTTGTGGATATTGAACACGATCTGCCTCTGTTGGGTAATAATCACCTAATTCATTTGCTCCAATAACTATTTTTAAGTCTGTTGACTGGTACAAACCTTCATCTTCGTTGGAGTTTATTGTTGTAATTACTCCTTTTACCGTTACATTTGTGTCCGATCCAGTGACAGCACCAGTTGTGGGGTTATAGGTCTTTGGTGTTGTAGTTTTTATGTAAGTAAAGTCTTGGCCCCATGTATTAAGGACGCTTGCTGGTACTTTTCCAAAGACATCATCAATTTTTGCCATAATTAACCTCTTACCACCCGAACTTGATAGCCGCCAGCTCCACCAAGACAATAAGCACCAAGATAGGACTGAAGCCAAGGATACACGTCAAAAACATTGTTCACATTGCCAGTAGCAAGACTAGCTTCGTTGTATTTAACCTTTAAATCACCCATTTCGACTTCTTTTGCAACACCTTCTGTTCCAGTATTTCCTGTCATCGCATCTGTGTCATTAGCTAACGCTCTCGCTAATTCATACTGTGCATACTTAATTTTTGCAGGAATTGAACTGCAATCAAGCTCAACATCATCGACTTGAAAGTTATTTCTAGGCCACTTCAATGCTTGTGATTCATCACATCTGTCGCCGTAGAAATTAAGGCTGTCGATCCAACGACAAGCAGAGATCAATGCTCTATTTTTCTTGTCATCTGTTTTGTCTGTCCACGTTGAATCATCAGGAGAAGTTTCAAAGTAACTATTAGCTTCTGCCAAAGTGACATAACTATTAGAACTTTCACCTTTCAAAGTGGCGTGAA